CAAGAATTTATCATAACTGGAACGCTTCCTACAAAAACTGATATCACAACACCAACGTATAATGAAGATGGTGAAGAAACTGAAAGTGAAACAGTAAATACTCATGATAATAATCCAAGAGTAAGAGCAGAAGCTAATCCACATGCTGATGAAATTTCTGGTACATATGAACCAGAAAGTAGTTATGCACCAGAATATCCATATAATAATGTATATGAAACAGAGAGTGGTCACGTTACAGAGTATGATGATACACCTGGACATGAACGTATAACAAAAAGACATAAAAGTGGTACTCAATATGAGATAGGACCTAATGGTTCAAAGATTGAAAGAATTGTAAGAGATAATTATCAAGTAGTAATGGGACATGATACACTTGAAGTTAAAGGTAATGTTAAGATTTATGTAAGTGGTGATGCTAACTTAGCAGTATCTAAAAACTTAACTGCTCAAGTAGGTAATGATATGACTACCATAGTGAACGGCAATGCATATACAACAGTTGATGGTAATGCAGACTTACTTGTCAAAGGAGATATAGATGGCGAGGTAAGGGGTAATATTGATATTGACGTAGGGACCAGCGATCCAGAACACGTTATATACGATGATGACGGTGTTGCTGTACATCATGTAGTGTTAGGTGGTTATACAAAAAATAAAGCTATTGAACAATGGTTTCCTCCAGTAAAGACTAGTACATTCACCTTGACTCATAAAAATATGAGGAAGGTTAAAGAATTATCAGCTGAAGCACAAGCACCGTATGCCTCTGCGTTAGCTACCTTTGATGACTATGATAGAGACAAGGTTAAATTGGTTGATGGCAAATGGACATATCCAGATAAAACATCATATACAGCTTCATTCGGTAATATTGAATTACATACTGAAGGTGGTTTAAAAGCTATTGTTGGTGGTGAGGTTGATGTAATAGCATTCCAAAATGCTAAATTAGATATTAGAAAAAATGCAGACATTGATGTGAAAGGTAATATTGATATGGATGTAGTAGGTAATATTGTTATAGATGCCACAGGTGATGAAAGCATTATTGATATAAATGCCATAGGTGCTTCAAGTCAAATTGATGTAAATTCAGCAGGTACTCTTAAATTATTTTCAACTGGTACAACAGATATAGAGAGCACAGCTGATATGACATTAAAGTCAACAACTATAAACTTAGATGGTAACGTTGAAGTAACTGGTAATATTGTTACGCAAGGTACAACTACTACAGATGGTGACTTAGTATTAGACACACATGCTCATACTATTTCAGGTGGCTCAAGTGCTGGAAATACTTCCGGTCCTAACTGATAACAGGTATAAATAAGTTATATGGCAACAATAGCACGACACGAAACTTATAAAGATTTGGATTTTACATTTAAGCAAAATCCTAATACCAATGACGTTGGAATAAAAAAAAATAATGATGCTGTAATACAAAGTTGTCTTAATATATTAAGAACTAATTGGGGTGAAAGACCATTTGATTATACTTTTGGTGCTAACTTAAGAGCATACTTATTTGAAAATATGACTAATGTAACAGCAGCTAATATGGCAACATCTGTTAATAATGCTTTATTAAATCATGAACCAAGAATACAAGTATTAAATACAAATGTTCAAACAAGAGATGAAGATAACGAAGTATATATTACAGTAACCGGTAAAATTGTGTCAACCAATGACATAGTTGATATAACAACCACAATAGAGAGATTACGATAATGGCAATAGAACGTAGAATTACATCAAGTGAATTAGACTTTGACCAAATAAAATCAAATCTAGTTGCTTATATGAAAGCAACAGATACTACCTTTAATGATTATAATTATGATGGTTCTGCAATGGCAACCATGATTGATGTACTAGCATATGTAACTCATATCAATTCAATGAATGCAAACTTTGCTCTTAATGAAACTTTCTTAGATACTGCGCAGTTACGAACTTCTGTTGTATCTCATGCGAAACTATTAGGTTATACTCCAAGGTCTATTGCTCCTTCACAAGCATTTGTAAATGTTAAAATGAATTATAATGAAAGTGCTACACCTTTATGGAATCATGATTCAAATAACGATCCACTTCCTTTGAGTATGCCAAGAGGTACTACATTCCAAACTGTTATTGATGGGGTTTCATATCCAATGTTTGCTTCAAAAACATCTACAATAAATTTTGATTCAACTAATGGTTGGTTATTTGAGAATATTGGAATTGAACAGGGTTTATTAACATCAATATCATATATGTATCAAAATAATGCATATGAACAATATTTAATTCCTTCTGTTAATGTAAACACATCATCAATTAAAGTAACTGTGGTAGATTCTTCTGCTACAAGTGCATCTAAGGTTTATACTTTAAATAGTAATGTAGTAAACTTAGACGGTACGAGTGAAGTATTCTTTTTAGAGGAAGGAAGAGATAGTTACTATGAAGTTAAGTTTGGTGATAACATTATTGGTAAGAGACCTGGAAATGGAAATACTATTAAAATTGAATATTCTCATTTACCTTCTACCGCTGACGTTAATGGCGCTACAGTATTTACAATGAGTGGTTCACTTAACGGTAATACTGATGAGACTATCACACTTGTGACTAAAGCTACTGGTGGTGCTGCAAGAGAAAGTAAAGAATCAATTAAATTTAATGCTCCTCTTGCTCATGTATCTCAAAATAGAGCTGTAACACCAGATGATTATAAAGCTATTATTCAAAACGAATTTGCCGATGTTGAATCTGTTCAAGTGTGGGGTGGTGAAGACCATGATGTACCAGATTATGGTAAAGTTTATATAAGTATTAAACCATTATCTTCTGCTACATTAACAGATACTCAAAAAGCAACAATAAAACAAAATATTCTTAAACCAAAAAACGTTGTATCCATCACACCAGTTCTTATTGACCCAGAATATATCTACATAGATTTAGAAGTTTTATTTAAATATAATCCTAATCTTGCTACAGTTACTGCATCGGGTCTTGCAAATGCAATAAGGAGTACACTTATCGGATATAATACAGATGAATTAAAAAGTTTTGGTGGAGTATTTAGAGTATCAAATGTTGTTCAAAAAGTAGATGCAACTAATGTAGCTATCTTATCTAATGTAACTCGTGTTAAGTTAACTAAAAAGATTACACCAACACTTGGTACAGCAAAAGCATATTCACTCAAATTTAATCAAGAAATAAGAGCTTTAGATGCTACTACATCATCTCTTGGTTCTTATGTAACATCATCTGTATTTACTTACGCTGGTGTTGATGCTAAACTTAAAGACTACTATGATACGTCAACCGAAACTAGAATTATTCGAATTATTGATACAGGAGGTTTAATATTAAGTACAAATGCTGGTACTATTAATCATAGTACTGGTACAATTACATTAACTAGTTTTAATCCAACAGCATTACCTACAGGGTCAACTACTATTGACGTTACAGTTAAACCATCATCATTTGATATAGCACCTATGAGAAATACAATATTAACTATTAATACATCAGGTGCAGCTATTACAGGGTCAATTGATACTATGGCTACTGGTGGTACCACAGCTGGTATTGACTATGAAACGGAAGCTAGCTGCTAATGTCTGGTTTAGGCAAATATAATATATCATCATATATTAATGATTTGGTACCTGATCATGTAGAAAGTACATATCCTGACCTTGTTGAATTTATTAAAGTATACGCTCTTTATTTAGAACGTACTAATAAATCTGGATTTTATCTTAATTCATTAGACATCCAAAGAGATATTAACTTTGTAGAAGAAAATCTTCTTACAGAACTACAAAATGAAATTGGTATAGCAGTACCAAGAGACTTTGCTACAGAACCAAGAATGTTTTATAAAAGACTTATTGAGTTCTATAGAAGTAGAGGTACACCAGAATCTATAACATCATTTTTTAGAATGATATATGATGATGATGTAGAGACATATTTTCCATTTGTAGATTTATTTGAACCATCAGATGGAGATTGGACAGACCAAGCAACTGATATTATAGCCAACCAAGCTAGTTATACAGCTTGGAATGTGTTTACAATTAGTGGAACACCAACAGTTGTTAGTGGAAATAATGATGCAGGTAATGCTGCATTTTTTGATGATGATATAGTATTTGTTAATGACGTATATAAAACTTCAGGTACTGACTATACAGAAGATGTATATTCAGAGTCAAATACAACTAAATATAGATTAACATTTACTTCAGCATTGTCAAACGGTGATGTGGTTAAAACATATCCTAAAGGTTTGTTTACTAGTGCGAATGGTTTCTTATCAGATAAAAAATATTTACAAGACTCTTATTACTATCAAAAGTTTTCATACGTACTACGTACTGGTAAAAACATAGCAGATTGGAAGAATCCATTTACAAGATTAATTCACCCAGCTGGATTTATATTTTTTGGTGAGATATCAATATTTATAGCTTTATTAACATCAGCAAATAACCAAGCTCAATATGGTTGGTTACCAACAGCTGGTAAAATTACTCTTAACTTATCGGCAGAACAAATTGGTCCAGTAAGTTTTAATAGTCATATATTAGAGAAATCGTATACTCATTTCGCTAACGGAAGTTCAGAATTTAAGAAAATAGGTATGCAAAACCATTGGGAAAACATGAAGTTCAGATATTTAGGTCCAAACTCAGATTTTGCTCACTGGACAGTTCAAGATAGTATAAATAACAATATAAGTACACAATTCGGATTGGGTGGAAATAACTCACTCGTGATTTCATAAAATAAAACAGAGGAAATAAAATGGCAGCAATAATAACTAGCAAATTTAGATTAGATACAACTAATAAATTCTTGGCTAGTCTTGGTGACAATCAATTCTACATGGCCTTGGGACGGCCTAATGCGTGGACTGATGATACGGTTCCAGATACCCCATATGAAAATGATTACGCTAATAATACTTTATGGGAAAACATGTTTGCCATGAAGAAGATTGCTAGTACAGACATTATTCATTGTTCACCAAGAAACCTTTGGGTTTCTGGTACAACTTATGCAGAATACGATGACCAAGACACTAACATAGAAAGCAAAGTATATCACGTTATTTCAGATAATAACAATGTATATATGTGCTTAAAGGCAGGGTCAGGAACAAGTACAACAAACCCAGATACAACAGGTGTTCAAACATCTGGTGTTATTAATCACTCAGGCTCAGATGGTTACATATGGAAATATATGTTTACAGTCCCAACATCTGATGTAACAAAGTTCTTAACATCATCATTCATACCAACAAGACATATTAAAGTTACACCTCCAGGAGGTTCTGACACAGCATTGGTTAACCAATATAGTGTACAGACCAACGCGATTGATGGTGCAATATATAATATGAAGATAACTACTGCAGGAACTGGATATACATCAGCTCCAACATTAGCTATTGCAGGTGATGGCGCATCAGCTACGGCTACGGCCACGGTAGCAGGTGGAGCTATTACAGGTATTACAATGACTAACGTTGGCACAGGATATACCCACGCTACGGTTTCAGTAACCGGTGGTTCAGGTTCAAATGGTGCAATAAGACCAGTGATTGGTCCTCCAGGTGGATATGGTGCAGACGCAACTAATGATTTACGTTCACATTATATAACTATCAACACTACATTTACAGGTGATGAGTCAGGTACAATTCCAGATTCAAATGACTTTAGACAATTAGCACTCATTAAAAATCCAATTGAACAAGCTACTGAGGGACCCACAACAGTAACAGCTACTGACTCAATGGTAGTTGGTAACTTTTATAAGATTTTAACAATAGGTACTACTACTGATACACTTTGGGAAACTGCAGGGTCAACAAGTGGTGA